TGTAAAACCAAAAGAGAGTAATATGGCTCAAGAGCAATCGAGTAAGAATTGTTATCCCTCAAGATATTCTCCAAAGGGATGGGTCAGGGCCGATCAGTATATAATTGAGTTGGTATGTGAAAAAAAAGCAAAAACACTAAAAAAAGAGTTGCCGATAAAATTTTGGAGTAATCCAGAATGGGAAAAATTCTTCAAATCCCAACTCAGAAAATGTAAATCTCTATTGCAAAAATATTCGTCGGAAGCTATAATAAAAGCGTTACAAGACAAGCGTTCTTGGAATATTTATAGTCTTTTTGCTCCCTGGTTGGAAGATGTTATCAAAGAATATCAGACAACCCTCGATACTCCACAAATAAAGCAAGATTTACCAGAGATAGTATCTAGTAACGAATTTAAGACTAGGCCAAAACGCTCAAAAAGCCTTATTGATAGATTAGAGGATATAGAATGAGTGTAGAAATTGAAAAAGAGTTAGAAAAACAATTTGGTAAAGGCATTTTTTCATCTGGTGACAAGCTAATAGAAAAAGAACTTGAGGTAATTTCTGTTAGTCCAGCATTAGATATAATACTTGGTGGGGGAATACCAAAAGGGGCATTTGTAACAGTCAGTGGTCCTCCAAAGGTTGGAAAATCACTTTTAGCTTTAGGATTTGCTAAGAACGCTCAAAAACACGGTATGAAAGTTTACTACTTTGATATAGAAGGTAGATTAAAACCTAGAGACTTAGCTGGTGTTGAAGGACTGAATACTGATGATGAACACTTTAGACATATCGGTTCTAATGATGGAACCATTTTGTATGCCGAACAATATTTAGAAATTCTTATTACTCTAGTAAGCTCGCAAAGAGATTCCCTTTTCATTTTTGATTCGTTCTCGCAACTATGCAGTCAAGCTAGAGAAGCGAACAAAGGTAAGAGATTTAGGGACGACACTTCATTAATGCTCGCTGATATGACTAAAAGAATTAGCAACATACTACCTGTTACTAATAATATTCTAATTGGCACCGTTCACTTAATAGCCAACCAAAATCCTCAAAGTCGCTCTATGTGGACCGAATCTGGTGGTAATAAGATCAAATATCAAGCAGACGTTAGATTAAAAGCACCATATAAAGAAATGTATATTGTTGGAGATGTTCCAATAGGTCAAATAGTTCATTGGGACTGTGAATGTACTGCTTTAAACGCCCCTCCTAACCAAAAAGCTAAATCTCTATTAAGATATGGTTACGGAATAGACGAAGAATATGAACTTCTAAATATATTAATAGATATTGGGCTTGTAGAAAAGAAAGGTTCTTGGATAATATTCAATGAAGAAACAAAGCTGCAAGGTATGGAAAAAGCTAGAAACTTCTTAGTGGAAAATCCAAAAGAATTTGATAAACTTAAAAAACAACTAAAAGAAACGATAGGGATGTAGTGAAATTAATAGTAGCCGGATCTAAAAATTTTAAAGACTATGAATTTGTAAAAAACGCAATAGATAATCTTCCATTTAAACCAGATGAAATCGTATCGGGTAATGCGTCCGGCGTGGACCAGTCAGGTGAAAAATACGCAAAAGAAAAAGGTATAGACCTTGTTATTTTTCCTGCCAACTGGACTAAACACGGAAAATCGGGAGGCTGTCTCAGAAACGAAAAGATGATAAACTATGCGGACTCTCTATTAGTAATTTGGGACGGGGAAAGTCGTGGAACACAACATATGATATCATTAGCTATTGATGCTGGGCTTAAAGTGTGGAAATACTTATACGATGCTGGTTAAGACCCTAGACGACGTAGAATATGAGTGGAAAATAAAACCATCAAACAAGAAAAGAAAAACCAGCGATCTACACGCGATGGCTAGAGTAGTTTTAAAAGAAAAATATCCGCATACTGTCTTTTATGAAGAAGTCCCATTCTTAGTCGAAAAAAAACAAACTCTATTCTTAGATTTCTATTGTCCAACCCTTAATATGATTGTAGAGGTAAACGGGAAACAACATTACGAATTTAGTCATTTCTTCCACAAAACTAAAATGAAATTTTTGCAGTCAGTTAAGAACGACAACAGGAAAAAAGAATGGTGTGAATTGAACAATATACAGTTTGTGATATTACCATACAATAAAATTCAAACATGGGAAGAGTTAATATGAATATTGACGAATTATCTACTAAGGCAGAAGGAATTTTAGATAACTATGAAAAACTAAGCGGCCTTACACAATTTAATATATTTGATGAATCTCAGATTTCAAAATATTTCGACATGAGAATAGAACAGCTAAATAAACTATCGGCTATAGAATGTGCAGAAGCCGCATATGTTTTGGCCCAATATTCATTTTACTTGCAAAGATTATATAATAGGGAGAGCGCCAAATCCAGATGGGCTAGCGACCAAATGGCAAAGTTGATATGCGACAAGCTCGGTGATTATTCAGATTTTACTAAGTATGACCACAAAGTGGCTTTAATAGCTAAAGAAAATTCAGTTGTAGAAAGACTAAGATCAATAACAAGCTATACAGAACAACTAATGGCTAGACTTAATTTTTTGTCTACCTCTGTTAAAAATATGTGTGAGATAATGTCCAACATACAAAAAGCAAAGTCCTTCCAAAATAAGGCAGTATCACATGAGTACTAATGAAGACCAAATAAAAGAACTTCTAGAAATGTTTAGTGCAGAACAATTAGAAGCTTTAGCTGCACTTAAAAAACAAGAAACAGAAGAAGCACCAGCCAAACCTAAAAGAAAACAACAACGCAAAAAAGGAACACCGGATATAGAAGTAGTAAATCATCCCACCAAGAGAAAACAAAGGCGGAAGAAAATACAAACAGCAGAAGAACACAGCGGTATTCCCAAAAAGGGAAATCCAGCCAAAAGAACCCAATTAGAAGTAGGCAAAAAAGCTAATAATTTCATAGCTAGTCCAGAGTTCAATTCCGACCAAGATTTAGTTAAAGAAGACCAACTCGCTTGGAAAGGCAAAACACCAACCCCTAGAATGCCACAATCTAGAAATTTCATTGATGCCACATGCTCTAGATGTAATACGGAATATGAGAACGTATCATCCCGCGAATGTTATAAAGATCCTGATTTGGGAAATGTGTTTGTTTGTGAATCTTGTTTAGAGTCAATAGGAGGAAATTAATTGAAACCATTATCTGACATAGCAGCAGAACGTGCCGTATTGTCTGGAATATGTCAATATGGGCAAGATGCCTATTTGGATGTTTCCGACATAATAAATAGCAATACATTTACCATTGATTACAATCAACTGATTTTCTCTTGCATAGATCATACTTTCAAACTACAAGAAGATTCTACTATAGATGTTGCTTCTATATATTCCGCCGGGGAAGAACTAGGATTAAGCAACATTATGTCTCGTCGGGAGGTTATGGAGCATGTTCAATCATTGTTCAACTTTCCCATCAATAGGGAAAATGTTAGAAAGTTTGCGGCGAAGATACGAAAATTTGAAGTAGCGCGTAAACTCCGAGATCAACTAAAAGCTGCGGGAGATTCTCTCTTACAGTTAGAAGGAACAGAAACCGTTTCCGAAATACTGTCTATAGCGGAAAATTCTATATTTGAATTCTCTTCTTTGATAAACGAGGATGATAATGAACCACAACGTATTAGTGAAGGACTAATTGACTATATAGATTATCTAGCGGAAAATCCAGTAGACCAAATAGGATTGCCAACCGGATTTCCAGAATACGATAAAGCCATTGGTGGAGGATTGAGGAATGGAACAGTAAGTATCATCGGAGCGAGAATGAAGGTGGGAAAGTCTTTGATATCTACAGCTATTGGATATCATATAGCATCAGAGCTAAAGATACCCGTTTTGAATATGGATACGGAAATGACTTATGAAGACCACCTACACAGATTATTAGCTATGAGTAGTGACTGTTTCATATATGATATTGAAACCGGAAAGTTTGCTCAAAAACCCAATGTTGATAAAAAGGTTAGAGATTTAGCTAGAAAGTTAGAAAACGAAAAGATTCCTTACGATCATCGTTCAATTGCTGGAACACCGTTTGAAGAACAATTAGCTATTATGAGAAGGTGGATAGTAAAGAAAGTAGGATTAGATAGCGAAGGTAAGGCAAACCCGTGCATGATAGTGTATGATTATTTAAAATTGATGGACATGTCATTGTTAAATTCTAATACTGCTGAATATCAAGCTCTAGGTCACATTACTTCAATATTGCATAATTTCTCTGTTAAGTATAAAATACCTATTTTAGCATTGATTCAATTGAATCGTGACGGGATTAATAAAGAAGGAACCGAAGTTATGAGCGGTTCAGACAGGATTGGATGGCTTTGTTCTAACTTTACTATACTTAAAGAAAAATCTGATGAGGAAATAGCTCAAGACGGTGTAGAAAATGGTAACAGAAAACTAGTGCCGGTTGTCGCCCGTCATGGAGCGGGAATGGAGTATGGTGACTATATAAATTGCCATATGCATGGAGCAAAAGGTAAGATATTAGAGGGTAAAACTAAGTTTCAATTACTAAAAGAAGGCGAAAAAGGTGAAAGACAAAACGAAGGACAACAAGAATTCTAAATGAACGAAACGATAGTTGACAATATTGATAGAATAGCTGACCATTTTGGATTTAGTATATCTAAAGGTAGGAAATGTTATTTGGGGTCATGCCCCATCCACCAAGGTGACAATCCAACTGCATTAAATTTTTATCATACTGGTCATACGGCTATTGGCAATTGGCAATGCAAGACTCATGGATGTCATAAAATATTTGGCAAGAATAGTATAGGACTCATACGCGGCCTTTTATCAGCTAATAAACATAGGTGGTCAAAGCGGGGCGATGAGGAAGCGGCATATGCGGAAACAGTTTTGTGGTGTGAGAAATTTTTTGGAATCAAATACACTTCAGATAAAATGGAGTTAAATGAAGATACTTCTATATCATACTCAATTAACAGGATATATACTGAAGAAAAGATTCCTTGTTCTTTTCAAATAACTGATAAACAATATCGTAATTCTGGTTTAGAGTTTCCCTCTCCATATTTTCTTGGTAGGGGATACGAATCAGAGACTTTAAATGAATTTTCAATTGGATACTGCTCAAATCCTAAAAAACCCATGTACACTAGATCAGTAGTCCCTTTGCATAGTCACGACGGAAAAAGTATCGTTGGTTGTTTAGGTAGGAGCGTTTGGGATAAATGTGATCTGTGTAGTTGTTATCACGATCCCAATAATATGTGTCCTTCAAAAGAAAGAAAGGGAATATATTCAAAATGGAAAAATTCACTAAATTATCCAGGAAGTTTTGAATTATACAATTTTCATCGTGCTAGAAAATTTATAGAAAAAAGTGGGGTAGTCATACTAACTGAGGGCTCGCCAAATGTTTGGAGATTATTTGAAGCTGATTTTCCTATGTCTTTAAGCTGTAATGCTGCAAATTTCACCGCACAACAAAAAAAGATATTGGATATTTCCGGTGCCAACACTATAATAATAGTACCTGATGCTGACGAGGCCAGCAAATTCTTAGTAGAGAAAGTGATTGATGTTTGTAAGATGTCTTATAATATAGTCACTATAGAACCATCGTATGAAGACGATATAGGAAAATGTAATATTGAAACTGTTAAAAACATATTGTCTCCGTTTGTAAACAAATATATGGAAAATCAATGAGTGAAATAGCAGAAACAGCTTTTAGGAAATTAAGAATCAAATGGTTTGACTATAATCTTTTTTCATATGGTCCAGAAAGAGAATGGGAAGACGAAGACCGATCAGAAATGAGAGTATTACAGAATAAAGAATGTAGAATAAAATTTGATCAACAAACTGAAGAAATACTTGGAGGTATTAATAGATGTATAGCCCCAACATGTGAACACGATATGTGGATAGGAACAAATCATGAATAAAATTAAGATACTTGGACTTAGCGGGAAAAAACAATCTGGTAAAGACACTACAGCTAATTATATAGTTGGTCATACCCTAAAGGGCTTAAAAGTTACATCTGACTTTTCCATAACTAAAGACGGGAAATTGTTTGTAACAGATGTTTTTGGAAATAAAGCATATAAAGGAATATTAGATTTAGACAGTAGACATCCTGAATATTTAGCTTTTGCAGAAGAACATATATATCCATTCGTTAAAACATATAGCTATGCTGATGTTCTAAAACAAAAGGTTTGTATAGACGTTTTGGGGCTGACGTATGAGCAGTGTTACGGAACAAATGAGGAGAAGAATAATCTCACACATTTAAAATGGGAGAATATGCCGGGAATTACAACAAATCCACATATGCTTCAAATTGGCGCTGTTGATTTAGGATGTAAAACATTTGGTGTTA